ATATCTATCTTGTATCTTGCTATAGAGGGCCCCGTGTATTCCCATTCCTTAACATCGTTTCCTCTTTCATCTTTAATATCTGGCATGAGTCTATTTTCATCAAAGTCAACATTGTTTTTTGCAATGTAGTCTTTTGTTGCTATCATAAAATTATTAAGAATTTCTAAAAGAACTTGCTTGTGCTCTTCTTGTTTTTCTGTTGAAGTTGCTACCTTTTCAACATGCTCTATTTTTAAATTATCACTATATGTTTTAAAAATTGGATTAATGTATTCACCAAACCTAGACCATGGTGACCATGGACTAAACAGCCCATCTTCTTCTCCTTTTGACTCTTTTAAAAGACTATAGGTTTTATCAATGTCTTTAAAAAGACCTTTATATACAAAAATCTTTGGATATATTTCAATTACATTAAGAGGTTCTGTCATGGTTTTCTATCTCCTGTATGCTCTGTGATCTCCCAAAAGAACGGGCATGTATATCTGATACCACTCTTAATCTCTGTTACTCCGTGAACATAATTCATATCACCTGGAAAAAAATACGCTGCTCCCTTTTTAGGCTTAAACTGTACACCCTGTAATGGGAAGTATAGTTCTCCACCTTCATAGTCTTCATTTAAATAGAAAAGACTTGAAAGGTCATAGTTTGGAAAATCATTTGGAAGTCCAGCATCTGGTCCTTCGTGTAGTTCCTTGTCTGCATGAGGCTTCTGAAACTGGCCTGGGAGCCATCTAACGATAGTTGTGCCAGTAGGTGTAACCTTTACCTTGTAAAACTCTTCAACTATTGGCTTAAGCCTTTCAAAGAGTCCTGCAATTATTGGAGCAATGCTTGGATCATTCTTGTCTAATGTTGGACTTGTTGCGACTCTATCTTTCCAGTAGTCTGAGTCATAAACGACTGTCCCGTTTTCGTTCACATGGCTTTGAGTTACATCCCAAATTGTTAAAGACTTTGCAGCCTTTTCCAAAAACTCTATTTCTTCTTGAGTCATAAAGTTTTCCAACTCAACAATCATTTCTTTGCCATTGCCAAACCAGCCCGAAGGTGTCATTGACGGCTTTCTTTCTACTACTGTGTATTCGTCCATGTTCATATTGTATCACCATTCATATTATTTTTAACTGAAAGTTTTAAGGCTTTTACTTCGTGAGAACCCAGACTTTCTCCCTTTTCGTTAACAGCATCTCTATACCAGTCTGTCCATTGACCAGATTTGTTGACTTCTTGTGCTGCTTCGCCATAGGATCTATTTGCATTTTCTTTTGACCTGTCATCATCTTTATATTCAACAAGTTCTATAGTTGTGTTATTTAAACTTGTTAAAGATATAGGAATAATCGTTGCTATTGGAGTCCCCGCTTTTATAACCACTCTCTGATTTGCTTTTCGTGCTTTAATGGCTAGTGGCAGAGGATTGGGATAAAAAGATGTGCTGACTAAATTAGACATAGTCTCAAAGTCTTCGCTAAAATAGTTTACTGGATTAATTGTCCAAATGCTGATGTCTGGATCTGTCTTAAAAACCAAACTAGTATTTAAACTTATAGAAGCCTGACCTCTTCCAGCATAAGAACCTGTCGGACTAAATATTTTTACATGCTGATCTGTTTGATCAGTTATTCCATCCCACTCAAACTCAATATCTTCTGTGCAAGAAAGGTTCCATCCAACGACGTTTGCCTGTGTTACTGGAAAACATCTATATGCATGATTCTCTGAGGTGTCGTCCATCCAATCTCTTTTGATTGACATTGGGCTAATCTCAAAGTTACTCCCTTTCATTTTTTCTACTGAAATATTTAGCATTACTCTTGATCCCATTTCGAATCATACATATCTGGTGTATGATACTTTTTGCTGTAATCTAGCATAGTCACAATTGAATACTTTGTACCAGAATGGACTGGCATTGCTTGGTGAGGGTACATAAAGTTAGATGGGAAGACATAGAGATCCCCAGCCTTTGGCTTAATATTTAAACCCTGTAATCTAAAGAATAATTCTCCACCATCATAATCATCATTCACATATGCTACCAAAGAAAGAGTGCAGTTGTAAGAATATCCATGGTCGTGATGCTCTTTAAAGTGTTGGCCTGGGCCATACTTAATAAAATTAAATGCCTCCCAATATTTAAGTGGCATGATATTGTAATCTCTTCTGTAATCTTCTACTGCTGCAAACTGTGCATCATAGATGTCTTGCCATAGTTCCTGAAGGTTTAGTGAGTCTTGGCTTTTATCTAATTCTATATCTGTTTTCTTAAACTTAAAGTCAACGCAGTCTCTATAGTCTGGCATAAGTTGCTGATATCCTACGTATGCTGGCATCCAGTGGTATCTTTTTCCTTCTGCTGACAACTCTCCATATCCAGCAACTGATCCTAGATTGGCCTCAAGTCTGTTTATTACATCAAACTCTTTTTTAATTACGCCTCTATAGCAAATAATTCCATTGCCAAGATCTTCTTTTTCTGTCCATGTCTGCATTGTATTCTCCTTATTTATATTCTCTGCGGGACCAAACTTTTTTAATGTACACTCCTCCATCAGGTTGCCGATAGAATTTTGCGTTATCTACCATTTTACCATATATCTCAGACTGTCCTAAAATCTCTATCTCGTGTTCCCAGTTTTCTCTTTTAAATGGAAGTACCTGCATGTATGGGGTTCCAGCAGGAAGCGTTCCTTCCCAGCCTTCTGCTATAAAAAATGGGAAACTTCCAAGAAGATGAACTTTGTCAGAGTCTACAACTCCAGTTGTGTTCATAAACGGAAGATCAAACCTATTCATTGGTGTCATAAACAATGCGCTATATCCTTCTGGTAACTCTAGACCCCATGGTGAACTCCATGCAAAATGGTATTGGTAATACCCTTTAGGATGTTCGAACTGTGGCATTGGTGGTCTTTGTGTACAAAAGTCTTTATACTTAGGGTTATCAATTGTGACATTAATTATACCCTGAGAATTTTTAGCAAATGTTAGGTCACAAGGAGTTTTAAATACATATCCAGTTGCAAACGCATCCATAATTGCAGGACATGCTTTCCATGTAGGTATCTTCCCATAGTCATCTGTTGTGCCTTCTTTGGGAAATGGACAAACCTATTTTGGTGCTTTGTAGTATTCTCCGTTTGGCATTTTAGCAAATCTGTCTGCGTCTTTATACCAATCTGGCATTTCTTTTTGTGTTGGGACTGGTGTAGAAATGTTTTCTTTATCTAACCATGGCCTGAAGGATCTGAACTTGGCGATTAAAGACACTACTTGTGTCCTAGTTCATTAATGTCTGTCATTACGACAACACAATACTTTGTTCCCTCTTTCATAGGCAATGAAGCATGTTCATAGATATAGTTTGATGGGCAAAGAACAATATCTCCTATTTTTGGAGCATGTGTGTAGTTGTCCATTCTTGGAAATCTAATTTCGCCACCCTCATAATCTTCATTAATGTAGATAACAGCAGACACCGTACAGTTGTACATTGGGCCGTGATCTGCGTGTATGTTGAAGTGAGTTCCTTGTCCTTCATATTTTACAAAGTTAAATGCCTCATAATATACAACATTGATACCCCAATATCTAGCATAATCATCAACGCATAACTTTAACTTTTGATAAATTTCTTCATGAAGATCAATAAGTTGAGAATTGTGTTCATCTCTTGGTCCTAAGTTTTCTTGCTTAAACCTAAAGTCTACAGCATCTCTAGCCTTCTTAATTGGGACATCAGAATTAGTTACTTTTGCTTCTGACCATTTATATTTACCGTTCCCGCCAAGATTTGATTCTAAAATATTTATGTATCTTTCAGAGTCTTCTTTTGAAAATACGTTTCTGTATAGGTTAATGCCTAATGCTGGGTTTTCAACTAAAACATTATTTTCGATAGTTCTTGATGGATATCTATTTACTGCAGTTTCTGACCTATCCTTAGTAAACCAAGGGGTCTCATTTTCATCATAAGTTGTCATAAATTATTTCCCTATTCCTTTGTTTTAGTTGTGATTATATTATATCACAAAACAACTGTCTAGATATTTTTATTAAACTGGTGAGATTTCTCTGGTTACTTGATTGTATGAAACCTTTGTTCCATTAACTGCAAAAGCACACTTTACTAAGAAAACTTCACCAGAAAATGCTGCATCATAAACTTCTGCCTTATCGCTACCAGTTTCCATGCTAACTCTATGAATAATCTTGTTTTCACACAAGAAAGCATATTGCTTATAAGAATCTTTTTCTGCTTGGGTAAGGGCTGAGAAGCCTTCGTTTGCAGTTCCATCAAATGATGTTCCGTTCCAAGTTGAGCCTTTTGTGGCTGTTGCCTTATGGTCAGTTATGTTCATACCAACTACAGGAAGACCTTTGTCCCACTCAGAATCAAGAGAGGCTCTTACTTCCTCAGTAGTTCTAAGTGCTGCGATTACATCATAAGTATCTGCAGTATCTTTAACAATTATTGCGTACATAGTTTAGATCTCCTTTAGTATAGTATAACATATTTATTAGCACCCACAACTACCGCAGCAACCAGGGCATGCTGCCCAGCAATAATTTCTGATACATCCTGAACAACCACTGCTAGAGAAGGTTGGTGGGAAGAATGGTGGGAAGAACGGGAAGAATGGGAAGAACGGTGGGAAGAATGG